CCACCTAATAAAGTTATTGTTATTGACGGTGAAGATGAAACAAACATACATTATAGCTATAGTAAAGGTGTAATTTATTTTAAAAGAGAATTAGTGATAGATAAACCTAGATTGTTACCTATAAATTTTGCTATACCTACGTCTAAGGTTTCTTTTAATACTAATAAAACTAAAGACCAGTCATTTATTACCCCATTAGACAAGCGCACATACATTTATAAAAATGAAGCTGACTATTATAACGATTATAACTCAGCACGTTTTGGTATAACAATGAAAAAAGCTGGTTGGGATTGTCTTAGGCATTACGAAATACTGGGTAACGGTTGTATACCTCTGTTTCTTGACATACAAAATTGCCCAGCTCAGACTATGGTAAATTTACCTAAGAAAGAGTGCTTAGAAGTCTTACAGCTGTTAAATAACAACACCCCACCTGCAGAAGTCTATGATCGTTATAATAATGTGTTTAAAGACTATTTGTTTAACTATGCCACCACCAAGGCAGTTGCTACTAATCTAATTAATACGTTGAACAAAATTGCTTAGAGCTTATAATATAGCTTAATGCAGTACGTTTTCTTTAAGTCATTAAAAATTACTAATTTCCTGTCTGTAGGTAAAAGACCGGTTACTATGGAATTTAAACCCGGTTTGAATATTATTACCGGGCGTAATTTAGATAAAGCAGATCGTGCTAACGGAGTAGGTAAGTCTACTATAGCTGATTCTATACATTTTGCTTTGTATGGTTCAACTATAAGAGAACTTAAAAAAGAGAATATTGTTAATAATCTCTATCCTGAAGATGTTTGTGAAGTAGAGCTAGTGTTTACTATTGATGAAAAGGGCGTAAAATCAGAATATAAAATCATACGTACGTTAAACCCTACCAAATGTTTTCTATATTGTAATGATAAAGACATAACCCGGTCAGGAGTACCGCAGACTACAGAGTACATTATAGATTTAATTAATACCTCGCCTGAAGTGTTTCAGAACAGCGTGGTTATGACTATTAATGCTACTGTGCCGTTTATGGCTCAGAAGAAAATAGAAAAACGTAAATTTATTGAAGGTATTCTCGGTCTAGAAGTATTTAGCAATATGTTAAGTATTGCTCGCTTTGATTTTAATGAAACTAAACGCAACTTAGACATTGAACACACTAAAGTAGATGAATCTGAAAGAGTATTACAGGATAGTATTAAGCAAAAACAAACTTACGAAGAAACTAAAGGTAAGCGTAGAGAAGTGCTTTTAACTCGTCAACGCAATAATGAGCAAGAAATTGCTATTATCAACGAAAAGCTTAGTAAGTTAGATGCTGTAGATGCTGTAGCTCAAAAAAAACTAGAAGATGAACTTAAAACCTGGAAAGATGTTAAGAACGCTTATAATAAAAAGGTTGAAGGTATTACTAAAGCTGTAGCTGAGGCAAATGCTAATCTAAGATTTTATACAGAGCGACTTAAAAAACTTAAAAAGGTTGACAGTAAATGCCCGCATTGTGGTAAAGATCTAGCTGAAGCCGCGAATACTCAGTATGAAAAGGATAAAGCTGAATATGAAAAAGCTATTTATAATGCTAATGAAAGCTTAACCAAAGAAAACCCTCGTATAGAGAAAGCTAAAGAAGGCCTTAATAAGATAGATGAATCGATCAATAATGCGCAATCTAAACTAGGAGATTTGCTTATACGTAAAAAAGAAGTTGAGAACATTAACTCTCGCTTAAATCAGCTCAATGTTTGGCAGTCACAATTAGTAGTAGATTTAGATGCTCTTAACAGTGACGATAATGTGTATACGGATAATATTAAAAAGATAGAAAATCGTATAGCTGAAATTAAAGCTAAAGTAGATGAATTACAAGCTAAAATTGATATAATTGAATCTGCTAAGTTTATTACTTCTGAAGAAGGTGTAAAATCATACATTGTAAAAAAAATATTAGAAGTATTAAATCTTAGACTTGCTTATTATCTCAAAAAACTAGAAAGTAATAGTACAGTTAAATTTAACGAGTTCTTTGAGGAAACAATCACTAATGAACGTGGTGCCGAATGTAGCTACTTTAACTTCTCTGGTGCTGAACGTAAAGCTATTGATCTTGCAATGATATTTGCATTTCAAGATATCCGTAGAGCACAGGCTAATGTATGGTTAAATATATCTGTGTTTGATGAGCTACTTGATTCATCTTTAGACGAAAAAGGTATCGAATTAGTATTGGATATAATACGAGATAGAGTGGAAAAATACCAGGAGGCTGTCTATATAATATCACACCGCAAGGAAAGTATGAAATACTGTACAAGTGGTGAAATAGTATTCCTAGAAAAGAAAAACGGCATAACTGTACGATCAACAACTTTTAATAATGAATAATTCCTTTGCATTAGGTGCACCTACATTACCTTTTGGAGCCCCTGTTATAGGTGTTCCTACACCTCAAAATATACCTGGTTCTAACCCTATACCAGCTGCTCCTCCTGGACCAGCCAATACAGCTTTTAGTTTTGCTGCTGATCACGGTGGATGCGGTTTTTGGCGTTTACACTGGCCTGAAGCATTAATTAATTCATCTGGTAAGGGTGTAGTAACTAATGCAACAATGATGTTACTAGATCCGCGCTATTATCACGGCGCTAAGTCTGTAAAAATACAAAGACAGGTTACAGTACCTCAATTAGAATTTGCAAAATTTTTAAGACACACCTCTAACAACGGAAGCAAGTTCAAACTGTATTATGAAATTGATGATGTTATCTTTCCGGAAGATATTCCGTTGTATAACAAATCTCGTTCAGCGTTTCTTGATCCAATAATCTCCAAGACAGCTATCGAAATTATTAAACATTGTGATGCTATTACTTGTCCGACCAAGTTTATGGCAGATTACTATACTGCTAGAACGGGTGTACCTTCAATAGTATTACCTAACTATATGCCAAAGTTCTGGATAGATCGTTTTTATAGTAAACAAAAAGTAGCAGAAAATTTTGATCGTAACAAGAAGCGCCCTCGTATCGGTTATGTTGGCAGCCCTACCCACGTTAATGTAGATATGTTGCCTGGGGTGCAAGATGATATTGATCCATTTGTACCACTTATACGCAAGACTCACAAAGAATATAAGTGGGTATTTATGGGTGCTATACCTCGCGGATTAGAGGATCTGGTACGTACTGGAGATGTTGAATTTGTAGGCTGGAAATCTCTATTTGAATATGCTTATGCATTCGATTCGCTTAATTTAAACTTAGCTATTGCGCCTTTACAGAATAACAAGTTTAATTATGCAAAAGCACCTATCAAGTATCTTGAAGCTGGTGCATTAGGAGTGCCTTGTTTATGCCAAGATGCTCCACCATACAATACAGATCCTGTTGCACCTTTACGGTTTAATACCCCTGATGAAATGATGGATCTAGCTAAGAAGCTACTAAGAGATCGTAGATTATATCTAAATGAATCAGACAATGCTCGTAAAGTTGCAACCGGCTATTGGTTGGAAGATCATATTGATGAGCATATGAAAGTTTATTTTCCTTCTTGATTAGTTAGTAAGTTGGTACATAATATGTTTTGTGTACCGTAACGTATATTATAATTCTCGAGAAGGTTCTGCTTATCTATTTACCTGGGATAAAACCGGTAAACGAGTAGTAAAGAAGGAGCCATATAGTCCGTATTTTTATATCGAGACTAATATGGACAATTCAGACGCTATTTCTATCTTTAATACTAAGTTAAAGAAGAAAGTGTTTCTAAACTCCTTTGAACGTAATAAAGCCGCACAAGATGGCGCTATTAAACGTTTGTATCACAATATTCAGGTAGAACAACAATATCTTATTGAGAAGTTTAAAGACGATTACGAAAAACCTGAGTTTTCTGCTAATCCTTTAAAGGTTTGTTTTCTTGATATCGAAGTTTACTCTCCAGATGAGTTCCCAGAAGCTAAGGATGCTAAGCACCCTATCAACCTTATAACAATATACGACAACTTATCTGAAACGTTTTATACCTGGGGCTGCAAACCCTATACCCCTTCTCGTAAAAACGTTGTATACACAGAGTGTAGCGGTGAAGTAGATTTACTCAATAAGTTTTTAGACTTTTGGGAGAAAGATTACTACCCTGATATTTTATCTGGGTGGAATACAGATTTTTTCGACTTCCCTTACACTATTAATCGTATTAACAACTTATTAGGGGAAAATGCTGCTAAACGTTTATCACCGTTAAAAAGTCTTTGGTGCCGTAAAGGTATCTTTGTTAAAGGTCAAGAGTTAGATCGCTGGTATATTCACGGTATATCTGCAATGGACTACCTTGAAGTGTATAAAGGCTTTGCACGCGGTTTACTCGAATCATACGCATTAAACTTTGTTGCTCAACACGAACTAGGCGAAGGTAAACTAGCTATTAATGCTACTAACTTAGCTTCTCTATCTGAGAATGATTGGAATAACTTTGTAGATTACAATATTCAAGACGTTGATCTGCTGGTACGAATGGAAAAGAAATTACAGTTCTTTAAGATCATTCGTATGTTAGCTTACAAAGGCTTAACTAGTTTTGAAGCTGCTTTAGGTAAAGTGTCTATTGTTACTGGCTGTGTTGCATTAGAAGCTTACAAGCACGGTATGGTTATACCTACTTTCGTTTCAGGTCCTACTAGAGATGAAATTGAAGGTGGTTATGTTAGAGATCCGGAACGTGGTTTAAAGACTGCAGTTGTGAGCTATGATGCTAATTCTCTATACCCTAACACTATCATTACTCTCAATATATCACCAGAGACTAAGATAGGTAAGATCTTACGTAAGACTGATACAGAGACTACGCTATTATTAGCTAGCGGGTCTGAAAAAACTGTACCTAACGAAAAACTCGAGAAACTGATGGAAGTTGAGAAGTTAGCTATATCCAAAGCTAACGTTTTGTATACTCAGAAGAAAAAAGGTGTAGTACCATCTTTAATTGACGGACTTTATAGTGAGCGTGTAAGAAACAAGAACCAATATATTGAATATAAGAAACAGCTAAGTAATTTAACACCAGATACCGATGAATACAAAACGTGTAAGTTTAATATGGAACGAGCGGACACTATACAACACGTCATCAAAATTCTGCTCAATTCTATCTACGGGGTTTTTGCTAATAAGTTTAGTCCTATTTGTGATAGTGATCACGCTGGTAGCATTACTCTTACTGGCCAATCGGTGGTTAAGCAAGCAGGTGTCATCCTTGATAGATATGCTAAAGAGAAATACGGGGTTGATACGTCCCTTAACATTTACGGTGATACTGATAGTACTCATATTACTATTAGACCTATCCTTGATAAAATTAAGCTTAACATATTTAAAAACGGTAAAGTAACACCAGAAGGTATAGACTTAATCGATAAAGAGATTGGTACATACCTGAATAGTGAAATTAAAAAGTGGTCTGCTTCTGAGTTTAAGTCTATTGATCCTCGTTACTTTTTTAAACGGGAATCAATTTGCGACGTAGGTGTTTACCTACAAAAGAAGCGTTACATTATTCACGTATTAAACGATGAAGGCGCTAACGTTAGTAAGTTTAAGTATGTTGGGGTTGAAATCGCTAGATCTACTACGCCAAAAAAGGCAAAAGAACTGATTAAGAAGGTTATTGAGAACTCTTTGTTAGGTCAGGATCAAATAAAAGCAAACAGTCTTTATAAAGAGGTTTATGATGCTTTTAAACTGTTACCTGTTGATGAAATAGCTATT